AATGAAATGTGTAAATGCGTCGAATTATTTATCCAAGTATTTAATGCGCCGCCTTGGAATAATAAATGGACAAATAATACAGCATGGAAATACTTACAAGAGTTTACGGATAGCAAGCAATTTTTAGGTTATACAGTATGGGACAATGATATTATTATCGGAGCTGTCTTTTGTCATTTGAAAAGCTGGTACAGCGGCGATGAGATATATATTGATGAGTTGTATATTTCCCCTGACTACCAACGTAAAGGTTATGGAAGGGCTCTGATGGATGCAGTGGATAATTTTGCAAAAGAAAACTCATTTTCAAGCATAACACTGCTGACAAGCAGAGGAAGTCCGGCGTTCAGTTTTTATGAAAAAATCGGTTGCAAGCATTTAGAACACTTAGCTTTCTTACACAAACGTATAGTATAATCATTATCCGCAGAATTAGACAAAACACCCTTCACACCACAACTTCTAATATTGTCATACCATGTCACCTCCTCGCGTGCTAATGTGCCGCGCAGGAGGTGAACTGATGAAGCCCACAAAAAAGGCGGCTCAAGACGCCTTGAAATTTATGCAAGCCGCAATTAACGACCCGGAAATGCCGCCGGAAACGCGCCGCAAATGCGCCGAAACCATTTTACAGCGCGTGAAGGACGCCGGCGAAACCGCCGCGAAACCGCCCGCCGTATCGGTGACGTATCAGGTGGTGCAATGAGCGGCGGCGAACGGCAGACGGCGGAATTTGAGCTGCCGCCGCACCTGCCGGAGTTCGGCTTCAAGCTGACCCGCAAACAGGCGGAGTTTATCAACGCGGGCGCGGACGAAGTCCTGTTCGGCGGCGCGGCGGGCGGCGGCAAATCCCACGCGCAGCTGCTTGACGCGTTCCGTTCCGCGCTGATTTTCCCCCGCTCCAAGCAGTTGATTCTTCGCCGCACATATCCCGAGCTGGACAAAAGCCTCATACGCGCCGCGCTTGAGATTTACCCCCGCGAGCTGTGCCGTTACAACAAAAATGACCGCGTCATGCGGTTCTTCAACGGCTCGGTACTCGATTTCGGCTACTGCGGCACGGACGCCGACGTCCACCGCTACCAGTCCGCCGAATACGATTTTATACGTTTCGACGAACTTACGCACTTTGACGAATACCAGTATTTGTATCTGATGTCGCGCCTTCGCGGCGCGAACGTCTACCCCAAGCAGATAAAAAGCACGACCAACCCGGGAGGGCGCGGGCATAAATGGGTTAAGGCGCGGTTTATCGACAACGCCGGACCGAACAAAGTCAAACGCACAAAACAAGGCTCGCGGTTGTTTATTCCGACCACCGTTCACGACAACTTTTTCCTGCTTTCCAAAGACCCCGGGTATGTCCGGCGTCTTGAAAACCTTCCCGAGCGCGAGAAAAAAGCACTCCTGCGCGGCGACTGGGATATCTTCGACGGTCAGTATTTCAGTGAGTTTAACCGCAAACTGCACGTCATTGAACCCTTTGTTATACCGGACTGCTGGCGCAGATACCGCGCTGTTGACTACGGGCTTGACATGCTCGCCTGTTACTGGATTGCCCTTAACGACACGGGACGGGCGTATGTCTACCGCGAGCTGTACAGCCCTGATCTTATTGTTTCGGCGGCGGCGCGGATGATAGTTGAAATGACGCCGCGTGACGAGCATATAACCGCCACGTTCGCGCCCCCCGACCTGTTCGGGCGCGGGCAGGATACAGGCAAAAGCACGGCGGATTTGATGGCGGGGCACGGCATACCGCTGTTCCGCGCCGAAAACAGGCGCGTGGCGGGATGGTATGACCTCCGCGAATGGCTTGCGCTGTCGCCTGACGCGAAGGGCGATATGGTTCCCGGGCTGAGGATTTTTGAGAACTGCCCGAATCTCATACGCACACTGCCCGCCCTAACCCGCGACAGAATCGACCCCAACGATGTATCGACGCAACCCCACGAGCTGACCCACGCGCCCGACGCCCTGAGATACTTCGCCGCGGGCAGACCCGCCCCGGCGGCGCGTCGTCCAAGCGAAAGCGGGCGGCTGATAAATACGCTAAAGGTTAAGAAATGAAAGGATTTTTGCAATGCAACACAGTTATAAAACCCGCGAGAACCGCGAAAAAGCCGCTGTTGAGCTGTTTCAGCGCGCTAAAGACGCCCGGAGTGAAAAAGAGCGCGGCTGGACTAAATTCTCCGACTACTACGAGGGGAAGCACCGCACCCCCGCGCTTGAGGGCATGGGCTTCATGCCCGCCTGCTGTACCGACGTGTACCTGCACGTTGAAACCCAGGTTGACCCGAAAATCCCCGCCTGTACGTTCTACGGGCGCGACTCCGACATGGATAACAGGCGCGCCAAACAGCGGCAGTATGTTGTGGAATATATTCTCGAAAACAACAAGCTTGAGGCGCAGAATTCCCGCAATGAGCGGCGTCTGCTGAAATACGGCTCGGCATTCTGGAAGTGTTTTTACGATGAAAACATGCCGTCGTCCATAGGCGGGCGCGGCGACATACGCATTATCGACGTACCAGTTGAGAGCCTGTTCCCCGACCCCGCGAACCGTTCAAGCGACATAAACGATTGCGAGTATGTTGACTATGTTTACTACATACACCGCCGGAAGGCCGAGCGGCTGTACGGCGGCAGAATACGCGGCATGTCGCTTGAAAACATGGGCGGCGGCGAGCGCGAGGATGACCTGTTCGCGCCCCTTGGAACGGCTGAAACCGACGAAACCATACGTGTTTTGGAACACTGGTACCGCGACGAGGACGGCGACATAGCGTGCAGTGTGCTTCTCGGTGAAACGGAGGTCCAGCACATTCCCAAATACTGGGAAAACACACGCGGGCAGAACAAGAATTACCCCTTTGTGCATTACTGGCGGATAGCCAACGAAAACGAGTTCTGGCAGCGTTCGGAGGTTGAGCAGATTATCGACCTGGTGGACGCCGTTGACCGTGAGCTTGCAATCGCGCTGTACAACGACGCGATGACCTCCAGCGACATGTTTCTGGTGGAGGAGGACGCTTTAGCCGACGGTCAGGAGCTTACAAACATGCCCGGCTCGGTTTTGAAACTGAAACCCGGGCAGAGCGGGCGCGTACAGCGTCTGCTGGGGGCGCACACGGGCATACACTGTATGCCGATGATAAGCGCGTTACAGGAGCAGATTGCCCGCACGGTGGGCAATTTCGACGCGACGCAGGGCAGTGAGCCTTTGCGCGTGACAACCGCTTCGGGCATCGCGCAGCTGAACGAGCGGGCGGACGCGAGGCGTTCACTGAAACGCGCCGACAGGCTTGACGGCTTTAAGCGGCTGTATCAGCTCTGCGACTGGTCCGCGCTGGAATTCTACGACGACGGGCGGCTGATACGCCTTGGGACTCCCGACGACGGCAGCGGCGGCTACTTCATGTTCGACCCGACCGAACACCGTATGCTCGCGGGAGGCATGAGAGACATCGACGGCGAAGTTATTTCAGAATCAAAGTCGTACTTCCCCATCGTTGATGTGGTTGTGGCGGCGGGCGACGGTATCGCCAAATCCACCTCGTTCACGGTGTCGGTGCTTGAAAAACTGGCGACTATGCCCGTGACCGCCGAGAACTATAAGCTGCTGTGCGCGTTTGTGGAGATGGTTGACATCCCGCAGGCCGCCGAGCTTGCCGAATTCTGGCGGAATATGTACGAACGCCCCGCGGCGGTTAACGAGTAAGACAATGAAAAACAGCGGGCGGGCATGGAAACCCGCCCGTTTTGTGTCGATACGTTGAGGGGCGGCGGGCGGATTGCCATCCGCCCCTACGACAACGGCGGGCGCACAATGTGCGCCCCTACAAGGGGGGAATTTACAGGGAATTTACCCCATGCAAAATATTTTGAACATATTTTGAAATTTACTGCAAAACTGTTGCGTAAGCCGATAACGTGGTGTATAATGTAGAGTACTATAGTTATATCAAGCGTTAGGCTCTTGAAAGGGGCAGGGCTATGAATATAAAGCGTAAAATCCGGCGATACGGTGTTACACTTATAGAACTGGTCATAACGGTCGCGCTGCTCGGCATAATCGCCGCCGTGGCGGTGCCGTCGGTGAACGGTTATATCGAGTACGGGAAGCAGAAAAACCGCGACAACATCGCCCGGACGATTTATCTTGCCGCCCAGAATCAACTGACGGAACGGCGTATAACGGGGAGATTGGAAGCGTTTAACGGCAGTCCCGGCATTACCAAGCTGCCGAGCACTGTAATACCGACGAAAGACGACGCCGATTTCAGCGACATTTACTACATAAGCAAGCCTAAAGGCGACACCTCCGGCGCAGTTTTCGACCTGCTCAACCCCGTTATCATGGATAAGGAGATTTTACAGGAAGCCATATTGATTGAGTACAACATCAAGTGCGGTGTTGTTTTGTCTGTTTTTTACTCCGACCACGAGGATATTGATAGATTGGATTACACAGAT